GGTCCCGTCGACCTGAATGTCGAACCGTATTGGGTTCTCAACGGTGATAACTCACAGTTTGAGAAGAATAACCTCAAGTATTCCCCAGCTCTCTTGAAAATCTTCGATGAAATCCTCGTCAACGCGGTTGACCGCAACTCTATGCATCCCAAGCATGTCACTTCCATCTCTGTCGCTATTGATAAAGTCAGTGGTTCGGTGACTATAGAGAACAATGGTCCCATCGGTGGTGTCGGGGTTCGTATGCATGAGAAGGAAGGTATTTGGAATCCAGAATTAACATTTGGACACCTTCTCACAAGTACCAACTATGATGACAGTAAGAAGCGGGTAGTTGGTGGACGCAATGGCTATGGTGCCAAATTGACGAACATCTACTCCTCCTCGTTTTCTATCGTCATCAAAGACCACGAGACTAAACAAACATACACCCAAAAATGGTCTAACAATATGACTGTGTGTGAACAACCAAAAATCAAAAAACATGCGGGTGCTACATCATCCGTTTCTATAACGTTCACCCCTGATTGGAGAAGGTTTGGGATGCCCAAGATGGATTTCGCCATCTATAAGATTTTCCAAAAGAGGGTGTGGGATGCGAACATCTGTACAACCCCTAACTGTAAGGTTAAGTTCAATGGAGATGTTCTCCCCAAACAAAACTTTGATGCGTATGCCAAAATGCATGAAGGTGTAGGGGAGGTGTGTTCCTTTTCCAATGACCGTTGGTCCGTGTGTATCGGTCCTTCAGAGAATGGCCTAGAACAGGTGTCGTTTGTTAATGGTATTTGTACAACCAGAGGTGGGACCCACGTAGACCATGTGGCATCCCTAGTTGCTGGGGGGATTATTGAGGAGATGGCCAAGAAGATTAAGTTGAAACCTCAACAGGTCAAGAACACCTTCAATATCTTTGTAAAGGCAACCCTTGAGAATCCAGCCTTCTCAAGTCAGGTAAAGTCTGAATGCACCCTTAAAGCTCAAGACTTTGGCTCCAAGTTTGAACCTCCAAAGAACTTCATCAAGAATGTTCTCAAGACTGGTATTCAAGATGAACTCCTCGCACTCTCCAAATTCAAGGAGATGAAGGAACTAAAGAAGACTGATGGTGCTCGTAAGTCCAAAATCACTGGGATTCCCAAATTAGATGACGCCAACAAAGCTGGTACTGCACAATCTAATAAGTGTACATTGATTGTGACTGAGGGTGATTCAGCAAAGACCCTCGCAGTTGCAGGTCTCTCTGTAGTTGGTCGTGACCACTATGGTGTCTTCCCACTTCGGGGTAAGTGTAAGAATGTGAGAGATGTTTCCGTTTCACAACTCACCTCTAACCAAGAGTTTAATGATCTCAAGAAGATTTTGGGTCTTCAACAAGGTAAAGAATACAAGGATGTGTCAGAACTTCGTTATGGTCGTCTCATGATTATGACAGATGCAGATAATGATGGTTCTCACATCAAAGGCCTAATTCTAAACATGATTCACTATTTCTGGCCAAGTCTCCTCAATTTGGGTTTTGTCGTGAGTATGGTCACCCCAATTATCAAGGCATCCAAGGGGTCAGACTCCAAATCCTTTTACACAGATTCAGCATTTCGAACCTGGTATGGTGATGGGAAAGCTGGGTGGCGTATCAAGTATTACAAGGGTTTGGGTACCTCAACCTCAGTAGAAGCTCGGGAGTACTTCAAGAAGATTCAAGAACTCACGGTTAGATTTGATGTAGATAGGATGACCAACGAATCGATTGTTCTTGCGTTTGATAAGAAGAAGGCGGATGCGAGGAAAACCTGGCTTCTCGACAGTACCGCTAAGGATGTGAGGGAACTTGAAGTGCCTTATGGACACGTCAAACAGTTGAGTATCACAGACTTTGTTCATAAAGACCTGGTCAATTTCAGTCTTGCGGACCTAAAGCGTTCGATTGCCCATGTCGCAGATGGACTCAAACCATCCCAAAGGAAAGTTATGTATTCATGCTTTCAAAGGAATCTACAAGGTGAGATGAAGGTTGCCCAATTGGCAGCCTATGTCGCCGAGAAGAGTTCCTACCATCATGGTGAAGTGTCTCTCGCAGATACAATCGTAAAGTTGGCGAATGACTATACGGGTTCTAACAATATCAATCTTCTAGAACCATGTGGTCAGTTTGGTACACGACTCATGGGTGGTAAGGATGCCTCACAAACCAGGTACATTTTCACACGGTTGACTAAAGAGGCTCGTAGTGTTTTTGATGCTAAGGATGACGCCATCCTCAACTACCTCGATGATGATGGGAGGTCTATCGAACCAGATTTTTACATGCCAACTATTCCAATGGTTCTGGTGAATGGGACTGAAGGTATCGGTACAGGGTTCAGCTGTTATGTTCCACCCTTCAACCCCAAAGATATCAAACAGAATATTCTTAACGTCATCGGTGGGAAAGCTATCAAGAGAATGAAACCATGGTTTAGGGGATTCAAGGGTCGTATTTTCGAACAGGATGAGGTTTGGGTCACTGAAGGTGTTTGGAATATAATTGGTAAAACAATCAAGGTATCCGAGCTACCACCAGGTCGTTGGACACAAGACTATAAGGAACACCTTGATATGCTTGTAGAAAAGAAGGTCATCAGTGGTTTCACCAATAACAGTACAACAGAAGATGTTGATTTTGTTGTTCAGGAGTACACCGGCAAAGATATCATCAAGGACCTCAAACTCCAAAAGACTGTCCGTACAACAAACATGCACCTCTTTCACCCAACGAAGGGTATCCACAAATACGAGAGCCCTGAACTCATTCTAAAAGACTTCATCGAACTCCGTCGGCACTATTACATTAAAAGGAAAGAGCATCTCATCAAGGTTCTTGAAGCCAAAACGAAGATGTGTGGCTACAAATCCCACTTTGTTACCATGGTTATCAATGGAAGTCTAATTGTTTTTAAGAGGAAGAAACAAGAACTCGAGAATCAACTGTCTACATTGAATTTTCCCAGGATTGGTGGAACCTATGATTACCTCCTAAACATTAGAACTGTTCAATATACAGAGGAAAGTGTTCGTGAACTTCTCAAGGAATCCAAACAGGCGAAAGCAGAACTCACGAGTATGATGACCACGAGTCCAATGAGTATGTGGGAGAATGATATTAAAAATATGTAGTTATTCTCAAAAGGTCGTGAGATAAGGGACAACCACTAGAAAAATTATATAGAATGGATTTTCTATATAAAAAATAAAAGTTGAAAGAGGTTGTCCCGTAGGAACGACCTTTTAGCTGAAGATTTGATGAAATATGGTTAAAAATATTTTATAAGATGTCTGATGAAGATACAAGTAAACGTGGGGAAGAACTCAGGAAGAAAACCGAACTCACGAGTATGATGACTACAACTCCAATGAGTATGTGGGAGAATGATATTAAAAATATGTAGACAATAGATAAGTATGGGTGAAGCTGCAAAGATTTCTCTCAAAGCTATTGGAAAACAGGATACACACCTACTTTCCAAAGACCCAGAAGATTCATTCTTTAATTATAAGAATGATAAGATACACTCAGACTTTATAAAATATCATAGAAGTCGTAAGGTTATTAATCCCGGTGCTATTTCAGGTTGGCCATTTGGACAAACTATCAAGGTTCAATTTAATCCTCAAAACATGGGAGACCTTTTGAGCAACATGTGGCTTAGTATCACAATGCCACGTCTTACAGATTTTGGTAGTGGTAGTGGTAAAAATTATGCCGACCAATTGGGGAGGCATATACTGAAAAGTATCACGATGGTTGTAGATGAGTTAGAAGTTGAAACAATCCATGATGATTGGGGTATTCTTTATGATGAACTTTATTTAGAAATGTCTGAAAAGGTGGCGAATAGATTTCTTATTAACAGAAATATAGGTTATGATGACTCTACATTAGCAGCATTTAATGACCTTTCACAATATTCTGCAGACCTTATGATTCCTTTACACTTCTTCTTTTCTAGGAAATATGCGAGTGATGAATATTCTTCTAATAAACCAAATCGTCCCTATTTCCCTGTGTGTGCCGTGCATCGCCAGAATATCGAGTTTGTTCTCGAATTCCACGAACAAACATTCTTCACTGATACTGGTACTACCCTCGAACTCCCCGAATTTAAACTCATCACAGAAGAAATTACAGTCAATCCCGAAGAACGTCAGTATTTAGCAAATGAGAGACAAACATTCATAACTGATATTGTACGCAGACACCCCAGTATTATAAGTACACCAAATGATACAATGATTCGAAACAATCTCGTCCCCAACATTCCAGTCAAATGTATTCATTGGTTTTTAAGAAACACTAAATTCGAAGATGCGAATAATTCAACCGGTGGTAAAACTATACAAGAAGAAAAGTATTACCAGAATAGATTTAATTTTTCATCTAATGTACATTTTGATGAAACTGGTACATTCTTCTATCCCATAATGGATGAAGCAAGTTTTTACATCAATGGAAACAGATTACCAAATGTTTCAAAAACAAATCATCATTATTATAAATATCTCATTCCATTTAGAAATAGATTAGCAAGGCCTATCAGAAATATATATACGTATAGTTTCTCGATGAATCCGATCAATGTGGAGCCATCGGGGAACTTGGATTTTAGTCAAATAAAATCTGATAAAACATCTATAGAAGTGAAGCTTGATACATCAGCCACTTCACTTGTAGATACATCTAGTAATAATTATTCCCTAAACATGTATTACACGGGTTATCAGACCTATATATTTGAAAAGGGATTCATGTCACTTGCTTATTAAAAAGGGAAGTCTTATGATTTGAGATGTAGTCTATAATATTATTCTTAATACACCATTTGATGAAGTTCAACTGTGCCAGAGTTGTATGAATTTCATGAGATGTTCCAGGAATAGTATATGGAAACTTTTGTGAACGACAAAATGGGTCGAACAGTTTCTTACTGTATCCATCTAGACTAGATTTATACGCACAATGAACGGTAAATAGTTTTCCGTCATGTGTCGTATACATAGTATTATTTTTTTTTGCATAATTTGTGATAAACCACTCGAGATTTCGAAGTGATATACCACTGGTTTTATCTAAAATGTTCATTAGCTTAGTTCGATTCTTTTCTTCATTGTAAAAATTATTTATTGATGTTAGTAGAATGGTCGATTTACTCATTACTAAATGAATGGACACAAATCTATAAGCCCGTTTTTTATTTCACATCCCGGACAGCCCCTTACAAACATTTGTTCGGGTCCATGGGTATGGGTATCCTTACTCGAAAGTTCTCGTTTTTTTATTTTTTCACCTTTAACTCTATGAAATTTACAATATCCACCTTCGAGAGCTCTAAATGCACATCGTCGATTGATGCCATCCTTTGCCATTCTCGCACCCCTACATATATGGTCATTGTTTGTATCAGTCAAATCTCTCAATAGCAAGTCTAAGGGAATAGCATGTACTTTTGATATATCTTCGAGTTTCTTATTCAGTCTTTCAGTATAATTCTGATTCACTTCTTCATCCACCATCTCGTAAATATGTTCATTAATCGCATCATCAATCATTTCGGGAAGTTGGTCATGAATCAACTTCCTAATATTTTCAATGACAATCCTTGTAATTTTATTTTTACCTGTCATGTCTTGTCTTACTATTCTATTGCGTGTAACTTTTAAATAGGTCTTCAACAGAATTCTGTTTTTGTCTAAACAATTTGATGCGATCTCGTAATTCCACCACTTTACCTTCATCACTGATATTATTCTTTTGACATTCCTCGATAAGTTGTTCCCTTTTCATCGTACTCAATGCTGGTCCAGTGACTTTCTTTGGGGGTTTGTATTTTTCTATAATTTCACCAAAGATTTCCTGCTTTGTATTCCCAAAGAGGGGATCGAGAAGATCACATACCGGATTCAGGAACTTATTCACAAAGTAGTAGTGATAATCAACTGGAATGTTATTCTCTTCTACATACTTGGGGTCTTCCGATTTTTCAAAAGCCTTCGCCCTTGGGTTATCTGTTTTTGTAAGAATATAGGGTACCCGGTCACCAGATTGTGGTTCTGATCCAGGTTTTCGTTGTCTCATCTTGTTTACAACCTGCACATGTGCTTGATTGATATTGATACTTTCGGGGCTAGTAATAGAAACATTCTTCCCACCAACTTTATAACTGTCAGAGAGACCTTGACTTAAAATAAGTTGGTCATTTGAAATTTCACCACCTAAAAGTTCATTAGCGCGTTTCCTCGCCAAGTCCATTGGTGGACCTGTATCACCAGATGTTAAAATAACATCCAATAGTTCCTTACATACTTCTCTCATGTGGGGTGTATTATCCCTTCGAACAAGTTGAAGACCCTTGACGTCTACATAATCCATGTTCATATTCCCATCTTTCCCTTTCGTCCACAGCTTTGCAGCGTATCTCTTTTTCGAGTAGAGAAAATACGGCCAGTATACTTTCTCAAGTTCTAGGTTATTTGGTTTTTTGAAAAGAGCACTACACTCTTCCGCTGCCCTCTCACCAATCTCCCAACTATACTCGATAGCTTCTATACCTTTGCGGTCCCCAACATCAAACTCGACCATAACGGAATCCGTGTCACCGTACCTCACCTTTGCACCAGGGAAGTTCGCCTCAACATATGTCTTAGTCTCTTCAATCATACCACGACCCCTACATGTTGTAGTAGATGCGATTGGAACACATGGAAGAATACCTTTACCTGCACCAGTAAAACCATACACAGAGTTCATTGAAACTTTATACGCCAACTGTTTACCATTGTACACCTCTTTCATAGAACCCGTCGCAGCTGCCATATCTCTTTTAGCTTTTTTACGAAATTGTTTAAGCTCATCGAGAATCGCTGGTAAGAGACTAGGTACATCTTGTGCAAACTTATACGTTTTATCACCAATGTCAAACGTTTCATAAGTAATCCCAGGGATATTCCCATATTTCCTCTCATCCATCACATACGTCGAATAACACAGGTTATGCGCCATCATTATAGACGGATACAGAGCCTCAAAATCTAGGGCTGTAATTGGTGTATAATATGCACCCTTTTGTGCCTCTAAAACTGTAGCCCCCTCGTATTGTTCTTCAGGGAGAGAACCATACTTAATCGTTGGTACCATATACCCCAACTCCCTAGCCTTTTTGGTTAATTGACTAAACACCTTAATTTGCTGACCCCTTTCAACGAGAAAGGATACAGGTACCCAAGTGGCTTTAGCCATCTCTACGAGGTTTAACAAGGTGCATAGTTTTTTCATGAGTTTGTGTGGTAAAAGTGTATCCTTGATACAGTATTCAGCAACCTCTCTCAGTTTTACGGGGTCACCTTCTAGAAAACGAGCAAACATTTCTTTGGGTGTCATGTCAATCTTTTGGTCACCCAAATACAATTTTGAAACATTGTTCAGACTGTATGAATCCAACTTGTACCCTTTTTTTACTTCATGGAACAGGTCGAAAATGAAACGTCCAGCCATGGGTAAAAGCTTCAGATAGTTATCACCCAGTGCACTTGAGCTCAACTGTTTCAAAACTAAATGACACTCAGTATCGTTGAGTTTACCAAGCTGATAAAATTCAACTCCACATCCAACCATAGCAGCACGTTTGTAAATATATTCAAGATCAAATCCAAATATATTCCACCCAGTCATAATATCAATATCTTTCTCATTTAGATACCTTTTAAACGCTAGAAGCATTTCTCTTTCAGTATCAAAACTGATAATATTTGAACCTTCTATGTTTTTGTCAGTTTTTTTAAAACACAAACAGGTCTTGTCGTATGGTTCATCACTACCAAATTTACATAAGGAAATTGCTATTTGAAAACATGCATCATCAGGCACGTTTGGATCGGGAAATTTACCAGTAGAACTATTACACTCAATATCAAATGATGCTACAACAAACGGTGCCATATCATCACGTTCGACTGGTTTCAATGTTGACCATTCATTACACCACAGGTCAATGTCAGTCTTGGAAAGATGTGACCGAACACAATTATCACCAGTATCTAACCAACCCGTGGATTGAATACCAGTCCTATGCATCAATCTCAGGACAGGGTCAAGATTTGATTCATATACGTGGTAATTTCGAAATTCCTTGTTATACATGAAAATTGAGTTAACCTTTCGTCTATGCTCTAGTGATTTGAAATTGAGATGCATGAAATGGAATTCCTCGTTATTTTGGAAACCCCAAACATCCTTCTGTTTTGTCAAACTATATCCCGTCACGTGGTCTCTCTTCAACCTGTTTATGTCATCATACAGACGCTTAACGTCCTGTTGTGTTGTACCCTTCGGAAGTTTTACAAAGAAATATGGATCGAATGTTGTAGTTACACAGACCGACTTACCCGCCTCAGTCTTACCAAATATACTGATATGATGTTCACCTTCAACATCTCGTGCTTCCCATGTCAGAGCTTGGAATACTACCATATGTATACTATGAGCCAAAATTTTAATATCGTTTATTAATAAATGTCAGCTGCTTTGATTGAACTTGTTTCGGTAGGAGCCCAGGATGTATACATCACAGGTGATCCCCAAGTCAGTTTCTTCCGTCAAAACTACAAACGTTATACCAACTTCGCCATGAAGCCTGAGCGTATGGATTACATCGGTACCTTTGGTGCTAACAACGAAATCGCAATTCCTATTCGTTCCAAGGGTGACCTCATGAGCTATATCTGGATCGAAGATACCCTCGTTTCTAACGTGCAAGATAACCCAGACGGTCTTTTTTCTTCCACTGCCTCTACCCCAACTGAGTTTGCATTGTGGATTGGTGGCCAAAAGGTATCCCAACTCGATTCCCTCTTTATTCAGGGTGTACACAACCCCCTCTTGCGTGATAGCCAAGCGAAGTCGTCGATGTGTGCCTCGACTGCGACCCTGAAGTCTAACCATGGTGGTGACCATTACATGATCCCTTTCTTCTTTGGTGAGGATTACACTAAGTGCCTACCCCTCGTGGCGCTCCAGTACCACGATGTTGAGATTCGCATCAAGTGCCGTGATGGATACACCCCCGTTGGTACTCCCAAAATTTGGGGTAACTATGTGTATTTAGACACCGATGAACGTAAGTACTTCACTGATACCGAACATGAGATTCTCTTTACTCAGACCCAACATCAACTCGCGACCAAGACTGATACTGATATCGACATCAGTTATTTCAACCACCCCGTTAAGTCTCTCCACCTGGTCTCTGGTAACACCACTGCAGGTGCCGATTGGGACACAGCCTTTACTTTCGATAAGTCTTCCCTTTACATCAATGGTACAACTCTGTTCGAAGAAACTTCGTCCCTGTACCACCACACGGTCGTGCCAGAAATGCACAGCACCGACCTCCCCGATGATGTTCTCGAAGATTTGCCCACTTACACTTGGCCATTCTGCATCAATTTGAGCAAGATGCAACCCACTGGTACCCTAAACTTCTCGCGTATCGATAACGCCAAACTCACCCTTGTAAACCCCTCAGGTGGTAACGCCCTCCACCGGGTCTACGCGGTCAACTATAACATCCTTCGTATCAAGGATGGTATGGCTGGTGTCGCATTTGGTAACTAAACCAAACCTAAGTCCTAGGTATTTAACTTTAAAATCACGTAAAAAATGGTAAAGACGAAAGTTCGTAAAACACCTACTCTTGACGCTGTTCGTGGAGTGAAGTCTCATATTGGTGAGCTTCTTTCACAAATCAAACAAGGTCAAAAGTGGAAAAGGAAATATAAAAAATTGAAAAAAAGAATTACACAATTCGAACCTAAAAAGGTAGTAGTGAAAGATGATGTCCGTAAAAAACGTATTTATACTATTGCGATTTCCATGTTACAAACACTTGGAATAAATGAGATGGATTTGTTGTTTCGCATGACCGAGATCGCCGAGAGGGCTGCAAATTGTCCCGAACTCATGTCCAGACACGCAAAAACTATTGCAGCAGGGGCTCTACACGCATGTGTTAAACCTGAATTGAACAAGAGATTCATGCAAGAGAAGATTGGTGTTTCTATACCCACAATTGGTCAAGTATCCAAAATTATTAACCTTATTTAATAGTAATATGATTCCACTTGTATTTATCGGTGGTCTCGCCGCTCTCACAGCCTACACATATTATGGTCAGAATCTCGTGTCCTCCCAGGAAGCCAAGAGACTCATTAAGGATGGTAAAATAAAGAGGGTTATCGATGTTCGTACCACCTTGGAATATCGCACAGGACATTACCCTAGAGCGCTTCATATCCCTGTTGATAAGATGAACGAAAAGACCACCACAGAACTCCCTAGAAGGGGATTACTCGTCTATTGCAACACTGGGCAAAGGGCCAGATTTGCAGCAGAGAAATTAGAAAGTCTTGGGTTCAAGGATGTGTACTACATCGCTGGACTTTACACCAGTTTACTTTAGAATGTACTTAGTTTTTAATAATCTATCAAGTCTCAATTTTTCCTTATTCATGAAAATTGTCAGTTGCATAACTTCACCTTCCAAAGTCACTAGTCCATGTGTGGACTTTTGATACTTTGCTATTTGGTCAACCCTAACAAGATCCACTGGTGACATCTTTGTCTTTGGTACCTTACTATGGTAGACAGCAAGAACCGCAGCATCCCTTTTCGTCTCCCTTGGTAGTTGGTCTCCTTGATGACACACTACTACGTGTGCACCTGGACATCCGGATACATGCATCCACCAGTGTTTGGGGTCACTCGTCATTGACAGTTCATCATTCTCTTTAGCAGATTCACCAACTCGGATAGTAATAGAGTCAATGGATTCATATATCTTCATATGAGTTAATAATACTAAAACTTTATCTTGAATAAATTTAATGCATGTCGTATTACAACCCAGTCCTTCTATTACCCACAAGTATAGAGTAACCTTACCAAATAAGAGAGCTATAGACTTTGGTCAGACAGGGGTCCAGTATTTCCCAGACCATCGTAATCCCCGTCTTATGCGCGCACAACTTCTTAGGAAAGGGGCTATCATTCCTAAGGAGCTGCGAATAGAGAGAGATCAGTATGAGATACAAAAGGGGATGTTGAAAATTAAAGAAAGTTCGGAAGACTTCTTCAGGGCCGAATATTGGGAGAGATGGGTATTACACACTTACCCTAATGTGGATAAGGCTAAATTGTATATGACTATGAGTCAAGGTATACTTTTCATGCCTACACCCGAAGACCTATGGTTTACTAATTGCCGGTAGACCCAAAACCACCTGAACCCCTATCAGTATCCTCGACGATACTAATCTCCTCAATGGGTGGCGTTTCACAACGCTCTAGAATGAGTTGTGCAATTCTATCACCCTTCTTGATTTCAAAGTCTTTCTCTCCATGGTTGAACAAGATAACTTTGATTTCACCTGTATAATCTGGGTCAATGACACCCGCACCAACATTGATGCAGTGCTTTGCGGCTAACCCCGAGCGGGGAGCTACACGACCGTATACACCTGGTGGAAGAACCACAGTTATTCCAGTTCCCACGATTGCTCTTCCAGCCTGGCTAGGAACCATGGCATCCTCGGAGCTATATAAATCATATCCCACAGAATGATCAGACCCACGAGTAGGCACAATAGCATCGTAACAGAGCTTCTTGACCCCGAGGGACATCTACTTATATCACGCCTCACATCCTTAAGTCTGTGAGCATCTGTAGTATCGTCTCATGACCCTTCAGTGTAGCGTTAAATAGTGGTGTCATACCTCTATATGACGCCTTGTTGGTGTCCGCACCCGCCTCAATCAGTATCCCCACCGTTGTCTCGTGACCGTATTCAATGGCTAGTAACAACGGTGTCCACCCAATATCATCAGTCTTGTTAATATCCACATTCGATGCGATTAGAGCCTTCACTACCCCATCATGACCATTTTGGGCGGACATATGTAGTGGTGTCGAACCATTATGATTACACATATTGATGTCAGCACCCGCCTCGATCAATGCTAGTACATCTTGCATATGACCGAATTGGGCGGCGATTAATATACCTAATTGCATCATATTTATAATACGTCTAACATCCTTAAGTTGATGGTTGACCAAATCTAGGAGATATTCGTTCCTTCATTACAAATTGTAATATCTCATACTTACTTCGCGTACTTCTTCTTCTCGTCGTCGGTGAGAGCTCTCCACATCTCCCCTAGTTTTTTACCAGTGTCGGTAAATGTGATGTCAGGGTTCTCCTTGGTAATCTCGGGTCGCGTCTTCTTGCAAAACATCATGTACGCATTGGGTGCACGCTTGGGTTTAGCTTTTTCGTCTTTAGTCATTCTAATTATGGATTAGATTTAAATCTTAAAGCTGGGTTCTTCTTCGAATAGGTGAGGGCACAAATACCACAACTGAAAATATTTATGAAATACTGACACCCAAGAATATGTAATTTCGTGTACATACTCTCATATGCATAAAAAGAGGACAAATACAATGTCATACACGACTCATACCCCACCCGAATCAATAGATTTGATGCGTGATACATATCATTTATTGTGGGATATATGAAACTCGTTCTAGGTGTAAGTCTTCGAATAGTGAGTAGAGATGTATCAATTTCAACTATACCCACGAGACCAACAATAAAAGCCTCTTCGGGATACATGAGGGGTCTAAGAAGAGCTAAAAGACATACTAAATGGTGAAGTATGATTAACTTTCTAAATGTATGCACAATCCTAGGCTGGAGAATTATCCACATGAGGTCATAAGACATATAGGTGGTGAGCGCATGCGTCAAAAACATAGGGTATACGGTGTATCCAAACAATGTCTCAGCTAGACATAACATAGAGAATGGTGCGAGAAACGTTAATGATGCCACATCATGAATAAGAATGGCTTGGTCCTTATTCATACTGTGATTATACAATATTCTTTTTTTATAGTTTGCACTCAAAGGGTTTCGAACCCCTGACCTCAAGCTTACTAAGCTTGCGCTCTACCACTGAGCTATGAATGCGATACCGAGAACCCAATTCCCCGGTACGCCCCCCACGCTGATTAGTATACACATTAAATCTTTAAGCATTTGGATTTTGGTTCAAATGCTATATTTTCCTCGAGTTCTTTACGTTGTTTCATCTTCTTGATATCAGCACCTTGGCAATCGTGTCTGGCCAACTGAATACAACTCGGACAAAAATTTCCCTCACAGTATTTACAATCGATTGGGACACCACATTTTTTCCGACAACGTTGGCATGGCATTGCTATACTTAATTGAGATAAAGATTTTAACAGTGTTTAGTAAAGAATATGTCACTCACTTACGCCTTCAGTAAGCCAATCCCACCTAAACTGTCCGAATATAAACACCTTAAAAAGACACTAAAAACTTCTACAGCTGGATATGGTTCCGCTTTGAGTGCATCTTATTTTATTGCTCAGGGTGCCGAACAAGGTGTATCCGCTGCTTTAGGTGCAATCGCATCATATGCGTATATATGTCTTCTATCCGAACGAGTAGATAATTTTGAAAAGTCGACAATTCAGAAGGAGTTTTTAGCACCTTTAGGTGCGGCTGCTTTTGAAGTGTCGTGGAATAATGCACCCTTCGCATTTGATTTTGATTATGGAGCCACATTCCTCGGCTTTTTAGCTTATAAATTCGCCCTCACCACAGTTCTATACGAGACTGTCAGGGGTATGTTAATCAGCGATAGTGAATCTTTCTACGACACAGAGGAGAAGAATTACACTGACCCCAATGATTGGACCGATGAAATCTTTGTTAAATTCAACGCAGACGAGCCAATTCACGAGCCACCCGAACAACGCGACGGGGTGAATGCTGATTGAGAACCATGCGTTGAAGCTTGGAACGGTTCTCATATGAGAGACCCTTCATCGCACCAATACGTTTATTGGCTTCCTCCTTGGTGAGAGGCATAGCCTTCTTGGAAGGTTTGGGCATGGGCATGACAGCCACAATAACCTTACGTGTAGGGGTTACGACCCGGTTGGTGACCATAGTCTTCATGAAGTTCATGGCAACCTTCCTGTCGAAAGCCTTCTTCTCAACTCGCTTCTTAG